TCACTGTCGCCACTCAAGACGATGTTGATATGCGCTTTAACAGCGCGGAATTGGCGTTGTCGATTGATGAAATAAGCAAACGATACATCGAGCCTGCAGTATCCGTTCTGGTGTCTGGTATTGAGTCTGATTTCCTGGCGTTTGCAACCAAAGCCACTTACAACGTAGCTGGCACCGCTGGTACTGCATTAACTGATCTAGCGGCAGTAGGCGCGGCCAGAGCCAAGCTTAATCAAGGTCTTGCGCCTAAAGATGGAAACCGTTACATCCAAGCCGATTCGGTAACGATGGGAGGCATGGTCAATGGGCTGAAAGGATTATTTCAAGATTCAACGCAAATCAAAGAGCAGTACCGCGAGGGCATGATTGGTCGCACGGCAATGGCCGACTGGTACGAAAATGACCGTATGTGGACAATGACTAACGGCTCTGATGTTACGGCCTCAACTGATGCGGCCGCACTGGTAACAGACGGCGGTAACATTATTGATATGCACACATTGCTTCCAGTTGCGAATCAGGCTGTCGGCATGGTGTTCACTGTTGCTGGGGTTTATTCTTGCCACCCAGAGACAAAAGCGCCGTTCCCTAGTCTACAGCAATTCACCATTACAGCGATTGGCGCGACTACCACTACCGTTAGCCCTGCTATTTACATGACTGGTGCGCGCAAAAACGTGTCTACTGTAACGGGGGCAGACGTAACCCCAGCAACATTCAATGCGGCTGTTCTAACGTTCGTTGGTGCCGCGTCTACGTCTTACGTACAATCGCTTATGTACCATAAAGAAGCCTTCCAGTTTATCACGGCAGATTTACCGTTGATGGACGGTTCTGAAAAATGCGTTAGACGTGTTCAAGACGGGCTGTCTATGCGGGTATGGCGGGACGCGGATATTAGGAACGACGAGGTCTTAATGCGTATCGACATATTATACGGCATGGCGGCCCTTCGCAGTGAATGGGCTTCCCGGATGATTGGCGCAGCTAGCTAATAAAGATTAAGCCGTCTTTATGGCGGCTTTTTTCAACCTTTTTTGGAATTAAATATCATGGCATCAACTACAGATCAAAATTATGAACAACTCTCTTACGGGGGCGGGTTATCTCAACATAAAGGAGCCGCTCGCAGAATTATAGGCGACGCGGTCGCGACCCGACAACTAACAGCTAAAGAATCAGGCTCTTTATGCCTATTCGACCGGGCGGCGGGTGTTGTTTACACGCTACCAACGCCGGTTATCGGTATGCAGTTCGAGTTTGCGACAACGGTAACGATCACCTCAAATGCGGCTAAGGTCATCACCAAAACGCCTGCATCTGAATTTATTCTAGGTATGGCGCAAGTTGTGGGCGGCACGACCGAATCAACCGTATCGGCTGACTTTAACGGCACCACTCATGTTGCTGCGTCCAGCAACGGCACAACCACTGGCGGTGTTATTGGCGATAGATACCGGCTAACCGCAATATCTGCTACACAATGGGTTATCGACGGTATTTTCTCTGGTTCCGGCACCGTAGCAACACCAGCGGCCACCTCTTAATCTGCTTACGCCCCCTTAACTGGGGGCGTTTTTAAGGTGCAACATGATTAGAATGAAACACCCTTCGCACGGCTTTACCCACGCTAATTCTGTGCAGGAAATAGAGGAAATGAAACGTAACGGCTGGGAGCCGGACGAACCCGAGACTGATGCTAGGGAACCAGAGTCAGAGCCAGTCCAAGTTATGAGAGGCCGTGGACGGCCGCCTAAAGAACGCGAATGAGTACCGCCGCCGACCTAATTACGCAAGCCCTAAAAGATATTCAGGTGCTTGATGAGAGCGAAACCCCATCAGCATATTTAATGGCTGATGCACTGGCTACACTTAACCAAATGCTAGCAAGCTGGCAGGTGAGTAACCTTTATGTTTACGCGCAAACAGAAACCACCTTTTCGCCGACAGGCGCTATTTCATACACAGTCGGAAGTGGCGGCAATGTCAACATAACCCGGCCTGACCGTATCGACTATGCTTTCCTGCGGGACAGTGGTGGCCTTGATTATCCGATAGATCTATTGGAAACATTTGAAGAATACCAAGGTATCGGATTAAAAACCCTGTCAACTATTCCATCCGTTTTTTATTACAATCCATCGTATCCGTTAGGTACGCTGTATTTATATCCTCAGCCGTCGGCAGCAGACGGTATTATGCACATTATTGCATCAACTCCACTACCTGTTTATGGCGCAGCGGCGACAGCCATTAACATGCCACCAGAATATGATATTGCCATACGATTCAGCCTTGCTGAAATTTTAGGTGAAATGATGGGGAAAGGTGCAAGCAATGGGATTGTAGCTTTTGCGGCAAAAGCACGACGGATGCTAAAACGCAATAATCTAAAGATCAGCCCGTTAAACATTAACGAAGGCGGACGGGAGTCGGGTTTGTTACGGATTAAGCGGGGCTATTAATGAAGCCCATTAAAATCTTTGGCACCAGCAATAAGTCACGGATAGCCAATGTATCGGCACAGACGCGAGTGAATTTGTATCTGGAACAGAGTGACGACAAATCACCAATTGTAGCTTATGGCACTCCGGGCCTGACCGAGTTTATTAATTTTGGTAGTACGCCGATAAGGGCACTACACGTTATAGACAGTATTTTATATGTAGTGCATAGGGATAAATTTTATAGCGTTACGGCGGCTGGAGACGTAGCATTAAAGGGCACGCTATTAACCTCGACTGGGACAATAGGTATTGATGATAATGGGTTGCAAATAATTATTGTCGATGGCGATTCCGGTTATATTTACACATTGGCATCCGGCGCTTTTGTTGAAATAACTGATGCTGATTTTCCAGGTGCCAGCTCAGTAACTGAAAACGACGGTTTTTTTATTGTGAATAAGCCCGATACGGGGCAATTTTATATCTCACAAAGTTATGACGGATTGGTATGGGACGCGCTGGACTTTGCCACGGCAGAAGCTAATAGCGATAAGTTAAGGCGCGTTTATGCGAACCAGGGGAGGGTTATTCTATTCGGGGATTTGTCTATAGAATTTTGGATAGATAGCGGAGCGCTGGATTTTCCGTACACAAGAATATCATCGACTACATCTGAATGGGGTATTGCCGCTGTTAATTCAGTTGCAGATATAAACAACTCTGTCATGTTTTTAGCCAAAAGTCGACAGGGTGAAGTACAAGTCATGTGGCTGAATGGTTACGGCCTACAACGCGTGTCCACGTTCGATATTGAAAATATTTTTAACGGTTATTCCTCAGTATCCGAGGCGACCGCGTTCAGCTATTTGTATAACGGGCACCCTTTTTATCAGATTAATTTTACTACAGCAAATACGTCGTGGCTGTACGATATGGCATCAGGTGTATGGAGCCAGTTAAAAAGCGGCACAGGTCGGCACAGGTCGGAAATAGGCGTGACGTTTGAATCGACCATAAAAACGACTGACTATGAAAGCGGTAAAATTTACACCATAAACGACGAATCGTTTGACGACGATGGAGAAGCGGTAATTATGGAGTTAACCACGCCTCACCCTCAAACGGGCCTAGAGCGATCAACCATATCAGAATTACAAGTTGACGCAGCCACTGGACAAGGCGTTTCAACGGGTCAAGGCGTTACGCCAAGAATCATGATGCAAACATCGAAGGATGGCGGCAATACATGGGGTAATGAACGCTTTGCAAACATAGGTGCTATTGGTGAGCATAAAGCGAGGGCGAAATTTACCCGTCTAGGACAGGCTAGGGACTGGTCATTTAAATTTAGCATCAGTGACCCGGTTAAACGCGCAATTTTAGGAGTTTACATTAATGGATAACCCGCCACTACATGAAAATATGGTTGTACAAGGAGTTATGACCCCGGTATGGCGTAATTGGTTTAATGTGCTATGGATGGCTACGCATGGTCTTGATGAGGCTGGAACGACAGCTAACAGGCCGGTAAAAGGCCTGTATGAGGGTAAAATGTATTTTGACACGACACTGGGCAAGCCTATTTGGTTAAAATCTGTTCGGCCTACTGTTTGGGTTTTGGCTGATGGGACGGCGGCATGACACAAGAACTATCTAATGAGATTTATCAGTTTCCTATCCTTTGCGAGTCATACGGTATAGATTTATCCAGTTACAGTAACAGGGAAAAAATAGAATTAATCGAATATGCACTTATCAAAAAAGGCGGCGACATTTCAGAAGAGCTGCCGGTTAGAGAATTTGTGCACGCAGGCATTTATACCAGGGAACTTTTTATACCAGAAGGGACGCTATTAACTGGGAAAATACATACAGAAGATCATGTTTGTATTCTGTCTTGTGGTGATTTGTCGGTAATGACTGATGACGGCCTAACACGGGTGCAAGCTCCGTATTTTTTTATGGCGAAAGCTGGTATAAAAAAAGTTGGTTAT